TGGTTTGATAGCAGGGATGACCCAATATACTTTTTTTGCCACGACTTGTGATCTTAAATCTAGTAATTCGTTTTTTGTCTTGATTTGCTTATAGTCATTTGAACCTAAACTAATCAACACGGTTTCGGCAACAAGGTCTTTGCCTATATATCTATTGACAAAATCCCTGCTGTTGATTCCGCTTTTTGCATACACGGCACAATCAGGACGTGTAGAATGAACTCCTACTGCTATGCTATCACCTAATATTAGACACTCAATCATTATTTTTACCCCAACTTACCTTGTTCCATACACGCTCATGAGCCCAATACAAGAAAATCTTTGTCACTACTTCCGTCACTGCGATGGCGCCTGCTAATGCAACTTCGCCTGTCACAAAAAAACTGATTATAAATGTATCGACTGTTCCTGTTATACGCCAACTAACGGCTTTAGCCAGGCTTCTCGTCTTGGACTCATTCACGATATTCCGCTTTCTTAGAGAGTTGCGCCACCGATTGGTCTACTGCATGGGCATAGTTCACCTGTCTGTAATGCGTCTAATACACGCAATGTCTCATCAGGATTACGACCAACATCCAAATTGTTAACAGTCATATGCTGAATAACATTTTTTGGATCAACAATCAATGTAGCACGTAATGCCGCACCCGCTGGATTAAAGAATAAACCTAATTGATCGATGAGGCTTAAATTCTTGTACTCACCGTCATTGGTATAATGTGAACGCTGAGTGTCAGCAAACATCCAACTGTTGGTCTTCTTCAAATCTTCATGCGCCGAACGCCAAGCCAATTTACAGAATTCATTGTCAGTTGAACCGACTAATAATACTGCGTCACGGTCAGCAAAGTCTTTGTTTAACTTGTCGTATGCAACAATTTCTGTCGGACACACGAAAGTAAAGTCTTTTGGATAGTAAACGATTACTTTCCATTTGCCTTCGAAACTCTTTTCCGTAATTGTTTCAAATGCATCGTCGGGAGTCAATGCTCCGGGCTTGACACCAACAATTGCGAACTCTTCTAATTCGTTACCTACTGTCTTCATATATATCTCCTATAAAATTGAATTTAGTGAGATACTTATGTGATTGTACTCGTTTCCGAAATTTTTTGTAAATTAGTCTTCTTCAGTTTTGCCATTACTATGCTTATTGGACTGATGGTCTACATCTTGTATAAAACGCTTTTCTTGCATAGTTAGTTTGTCTTTGTGAGTTTTTCTTGGATTACCGCATATATAACAACCAGGGTTACCGCAATCCATGACATGATGTTTGGCTAGTCTATGTGGTTCTTTTACTACTTTGTCTTTGTTTGTTAGTCCGTGTGCTTTAGCGATTTTAACCTGTTTACGAATAGCATTCTCATCTTTTAGTCTACGCTTGCTTACTCTCACTTTGTCAGATTCAGTGCCCATTACATCACCTTGATTTTGGTTTAACGTTTTTATGTGTAGCAGCCTTTGCTCTTTGTTGCTCTCTTGACCAAGGCTGTTTTTTGTTATCGTTTTTTTCAACGATCTGTTTGATTAGTTTGGTTCCGCCGTGAAGGTTATTTAAATCTATCATAAAGATATTTATGCAGGTATTGAATCCTCATCAACAACCCAATCTTAGTAAATCCTCTCGTTACCTTCGTCAATAACAATCCATCCCAATCTTAGTAAATCCTCTCGTATCTCATCAGTAACGTGACCTTCTCCCACATGTGATTTACTTTTTAGATAAGCCTCTTGTTGTTCGTTAGTCAGTACTTTAAATTCATCATCTGTTAACTTATCCCCGCGGATACCAGAGCAATACCAGTCGATATAATCACCCTCTTCTCGCATGTCGGCAATGATGCCACCTGCACTTCTCCAACTGCAACTCCATTTTTGTTCAGTCAATATAGGCCAAACATCATTCTTTATAAACTCACGATTACACATTGCGGCATAAAGATGTTGTGCATACACTTCATCAGACTTGACTTTTTCTACTATCCAATCAGTACTACGTAGATCGTACTCCATATTATCTTTCTGCCATTCAGGATCTACAAGGTTTTCTTCATCTTGTTGTTTGGCTGTTTTCCACATCTCAATGTATTGTTCTGGAATTTCTTTGCCAGATTCCTCAGCACGTTTCTTTGCACCCTCTAATTGAAATGTATGGCGTTCGGGGCTTTTTGCAATTTTAGTCATATCGTCTGTGTTCCATCAGTTCCGTCTTGATTAACTTCTATCCATGTATAATCACCTAACCATTTAACTCTAGTGATGTATTCATAATCTCTAGGTACTCCAGTAAACCAATCATTAGGACCTAGTGGAGTAAGTATCGTACAATTTTGTCTATGGTCAAAAGCAAGCCAATAACATTGATTATGGTACAATTGAAAATTGTATTTTGCTCCATGCACCATATCAGTCAATTTCAATCTATATTGAATCTGTTGTGCTTGCTTTTGCAACACATTGACTAATTCCATGATTCTATCATACTCTTGGCTGGCATGTAAGCGAGCCACGTTGACCATGATATCTTTGTGCTTAGTGACCGGCACTAAATCAAACTTAGGCGCACCTACTTCTGTAGGATAGTTACTTACATTACGATTGAAAAAGGCGACTAGAGAGTTACCGACTGTTACATCGAAACTCTCTACGCCTTTTGCAGAATTGTTTTTTGGTTCTTCGTTCACATCTTTATTTAAAGAAAACTAGAGCCATCAAAACACTTTGTGCGATAAAACCTAGACCGATAATGATGATACTGACAATGTTCTTTTCAAGGATACTCTTGAAGTACAACAACGCCATACCAATCCAAAGAATCAATACCATATCGATCGGTGGAGTCTTGTCGCTCAATCCAGTCATCAATCCTATCAGCATAGGAATAGTGACTGCATGTAGTGTTAGTAACGCTGTCCAACCGATACCATCGATGGTTACTTTGCGAATACTAGCCTTGAACTCTGACAACATACGTTTAAAGAAACGCTTTGATGTATCGTAAATTTTGTCCATCATATTACTTTCGATTTTAGGTTTAATATCATTCATAAAAAATATGCGCTCCGATTTTAGTTACCTTCTTTTTACCCCAATTTGGATTGACATAATCTGCATGATAATACAATGCCGACTTTACGCTCTCCAATTTGAAATCTTCTAAGTATACCATTTTAGCAACACGGTAACTCTCTTCATACGCCTGTTTGTTGACGGGGCGCATTCTATGTACACTATCGCAGTACCAACTGAATTGGCAAACAACTTTGCCCATGAAACTATTCTTTTGATACACTACTTCGCACACAGTATTTGGGAAACTTGGGTGCTGTGTACGATTTAATGTAACTTGAGCCACTGCAACTTTTCCTTCGAAAGGTTCATGTCCTGCTTCTCTATAAATGTTGAGTGCTAAACATGAAAGATTCTTTTCGATGCTCTCTATACTTTCAGTCTTGGCATAGTTATTTGATCTTAGTGATTGAATCTTATTATTGCTGATCATAATTGTCAACCCTATCACAAACAACAACCCAAACAACAGGTTTAGACTTTTTAACGATTTTTCCATTTTGTTTTCTCCTGCGGACTGGTCTCCCAATACCTTTAGATAAGACACATTAAGTAGTTATTGTAACTACTTGATCTTTATAATGCTAGTTTTTTGGGCGTTAATTTACCCAACAGTCACAGTTACATTCAATAACTTTATCGATAGCGTCATTGACATCGTAAGTACTTGGTAATAAGACACTTCCTGTATAATTTGTATCCAAATTTGGGGGAAGTGTGGCGTCGGGTACAAAGAGACCCGAACCTACATTAAGAATGGGTGTTTCTCCTATAGGTACACGTATCAGTATGTTCGGGACTTGATTATTATTATCAGCATTTGGGGTGAACACAAGTTCGGGCGGCGGTTCAAGTCCGCAAGGGTCGGTCGGGGGAGGTGCTCCTGGAGGGAGTTTTCCTTCAACGAGTATTACTGGGCCAGTGCCGTTTCCATTGGGTCCTAAAATACAATTATCAATAATCGGTGCTATGCTCGGTTCTGCCACAGCCGAGACTTGACGTAACGCTTGTATGTTTGTATCAAACATTGCAACTGGTTTGGGAGATTCTTCTCTTGTAATAACATCTCCGTTGCAAGGATTTCCGTCTACTGCTATCTCTGTTGCAGGATTTGAAGGAGTAGTATAATCTGTTCCAGATCCATTGCATGACGGTATTCCTTCTACTGCTCCGGGCAATGTGCCGTTAGACAGTAACATTTTTTCTTGTTGATCGCTTAATGCTGACGGTAAATTATTATCTAATTCTATTCCTATTTCATTCAGTCTTACTTGGTTACGTTCTTGTCGCATCAATCCAACTACACTTTGACCGCCTGTATTTTTCATATTAGATATATGCTCTAATGTTTGCGCTGTCATATGCGGTTCTGTTTGTAATGCAAGTTGAGGTATACTATCAGTAAAAACTATAAGTGATGTAGGATATAATGAAGCCCAATAGTCATAAGGAATAGTAACAGGAGGAATAGCATTATGTCTTGCACGTTGTTCTTGCTTAAGCGCAGTTCCGGTTATATCCCAATTAGTATTTAAAATTGTGGCTGTTGTGAAGTTGCTTGTGGATACTGTTTTTATTGATTGTATCTCTATATTAGCCGCATTCACATAATATTGAATAGCATCGTTCATATTTGGTGATCCGGACCATCCTGATCCACCATGTATTGTTGTAGGTTCTGGTACAAGTAAAGGAGAGGGAGTGGGGGACAAAGTTGTACCTGATGCTGACCAACTGGCTATATAGATTTTACCATATGTAGATAAATCGTTTGGATCGGTACCCATTCGTAATACTATACTTCCGCCTGCCACAGTAACAGTCGGCAAGGCACTATTCTCTCTACCGTAACCTCCACCATTGTCTCCCATGACTACATTTGACAATGTGTAATTTCCTAAACCATCATCTGTGTATGTGAGGTCTATGTCGGCTTGTTTCCAAGTCACTGCAAGATATAAATTTTGATAAATCGTTTTTAGGTTTTCTGTTTCTAATTGCTTGATACCATCATAAATTGCTTTGAGTGGGTAAGGTAATCCGCTCATACAACCAAAGAAGTTACTCATGGTATAGGTGCCGTATATGCCGGCACCTAACGCTGTCTTAGATTTAGCAAATGTAGCAAGTTGAAGATTTGTAGGGATGTCGGTTCCATTAACGAAGGGCAACCCTGCCATGCTTTCGATGTTGTAGGCAACTTGAGCAAATTTTTGAATATCAACAGCCTGTATATTTCTTATCTGTTGCATGGCTACACTAAATGCGCCCGCCAGTACGGCTTGATCTTCAGGGATGATCCCTGCTAGATATGAATCAAAGCCTGATTCTGGTAATTGAAAATTTAGTTCGTCTGCCATATTAATTTTTATCTATGCTTAATCTTTCGTTCACTATCGCATTGTGGTGTAGTATATATTCGCCGGGTTTTTCTCCTGCCCAGAAACTATTATTTCCTGTGTCGATAACTCTAACAAATCTATATCCTACATCAACGATAGATGTGACCTCGCTGAACCATGATTTACCTTCTTTCATTACAGCAACATGCTTATCTATGAGATCAGGTGCTAATGTATAGCCTTTTTCTTTAGTGAATATAGGTGCTGTCGTTGAGCATACCAAAGATATGCCGTCTATAGTATTCACTCTAACACAAGGCTGTAAGTCGTTCAATGCCTTGACTACTTTACCCTCTGTAGTTTGTAATTTGTCTGTGCCTAAACTTATAGTCATACCTGGTTCTAATTGCCAAGCATTCGTTATGTCTCTGCCGTTGTGCTTCTGTAGCAATTCTACGCAAGGTATGAAACTCTCTAATGTTACGCATCCGCCACCACCGACCGGTGGATTTGTTGGTACTGGAGGGTTGGGTACCGGCACAACAGGTGGCGGGGGTGGCGGGGGCGGTGGTGGTGGAGGAGGAGGGTTTTTCGGTGGCTGTGGTGGAGGCGGAAGTTCAACTGGGGGACTTGCAGGAGGTACTATAGTACCTATTATTTCTTTGATCTTAGGACTTACTAACTGTGGATTCAATTCATCATTGATGAAAAGTAAATAATAAGTTTTTGAATTAGTAGGTCCGGGAGAAGTATTATATATTGGTACCGTTAATGTTCTGTAACTTAAAGGGAACAATTTTTTAATACTTAGTAAATCAGCGAGACTAACGACATTTTTGGTAGTGCAATTTAATATTTGTAATATTGTATTTAAATCATCACCTACTATTACTAAGAACGCTCCGTAAAGTTTTTGTTCTTGTAATGTAGTAGGTGTCACGTTGCCGGTGGCTATTTCAGTGATTTCTTGTTGGGATAATCCTGAGGCTAGACACGCTAACGCAACCGATTGGGTAATAGCGTTATTATTATTTAATATCTTTAACAAGTTTGAAGGTAATCCAAAATTCTTAATATATTGAAGATTTATTGCTTTGCCTAAATTGATTAAATCTTGTCCGAATGCTCTAGCAGATAAACTCACTCCTGTTATATCTGCGCTAGCAAGATCATCTTGATTACTATACGTACCTTGCAAAAATGTGAAAGAATCTTGAACTGCAAATAATGCTTTGTTACTATAATTTACAAAACCATCCGCTTGAAGTAATGAATCTGTAAAGTCTTTATAACTTGGATTAACATCAATTGTGGTTCCGTCTGTTTCTGCGTTGAAATAAAATTCGTTATAGGCTTGTAATGCCATAGCACGTACCCAACCCCACTTAGTAACTTCGCTATTAGGATTGGTTCCTGCAGGATCTCCGCTGTCCCATGGATCCCAACTTGCTTGTTGTCCGTGATCAACATTTCCTGAAATAGCGAAACCTGTATTTGCAGGTCCGCCGAATTTCGTCCATACACCGCTAGGGTCATCAACCTGATATGTAGGAGGTTTACTATTACCTAATGCCGCTATACGACTTTGTCCTATGTTCAACATAGCATCATAAGTAGCATTTGTTATTTCTCCGGGACCTGAGGGAGGTAGGTCTGTTCTAGCCCATGCTTCTTTCAATGCATATGTTACCCACTTTAGGCAAGTATCGTTGACGATTTTACCTGGATCATACTCAGCATTGTTTATACTTTTACCGAAATAACTTTCTGCTATAGGATTAATGTGAAATGTATTATCATTTGGTGTGAGAATATCATGACCGGCTAATATTGAGCCATAAACATTAACTCCTAAGGGACTTTGCTTTCCTGTATCAGCCATATGTTATTCGACAAACACGTTGTCGCTACCTTCTACTATCTTATGACCGCAAGTGTTGCCACTACCTACTCTTAATACAGGATCTCCATCTGCAAATACAGTAGGACTACCCTCTGTCGTTTTTGCAGAATTGTGTGGCTTCTTATTTTTCTTAGGCTCATGCGGTGTGATGTCGCTTGAATGTAAACCTACAGGAATGTTATTGCAAAACACAGTGCTTGCGCCGCGAATTATCTTACCGCCTGTAGTATTTTTATCACCCTTACGACTCAATTGTGGCATGTTTTATCCTAATATCATTTTCTTGCTAGGTACTTGTATACCTGTAGTCGCTTCGAGGTATTTCAACTTAACTGATTCCTCAGTATCCGCGACCAACGAAACGCTACTAGTATTTAGTCTGACTTTTCCACGCTGGTCGTTAGTGAACAAACTAGGCATCAATCCCATTCCTTGCGGACCCGGGGCTATAGAAACCGGGGTGTCTAGCAATACATAGTTATCGTTGACTTCTGTTACTTTAGCGACTAACTCTTCACCGCTATTTAATTTAAATGTGTATGTCTCATCTGTCTTAAGATTCATTTATTTCTCCTGATCAAATCTCTTTTTAAGGTCATCGAACCCACCTACATATTCCTCACCTAAGAAAATCTGCGGTACTGTTCGTGCTGTGGGTACGCTTTCTAATAGTTGTTCTTTTGTCCAACTATGTCCAATCTTACGTTCTTCAATCTCTATCCCTTTTTGTGTAAGCAATGCTTTGGCTTGAACACAATAAGGGCAGTGGTCTTTAGTCCATATAAGGGCCTTCATATTCATTCTCCTTTATTATAGTTATAGTGACGGAAGGTCGTCGTAATTTAATTGATCGCTCATCACACCGATGACGTAGTTGGTGCTTTCGCTTTCTTGTAGTGCGGTCTGCTTCTTGCTAGTCTCGCTATGTTTATTGAACCACGGTATAGGAGTACTCTTAGGAGCAGGATTTTGATACTTGATACCAATATCTTTTAATGCGCTTGCCGCAGTATAATCGACAAAATCTTTTAAGATATTCGCATTCAGACCTATGACTGATCCTTTCTTGAATAGATAGTCGGCCCATTCTTTCTCTTCACGTATGACATCTAAGTACATAGAATATACTTCTTGTTCACACTCTTGTTTTGCTTTTGCAAATCGCGGATCTTCTTTGACTACTTGATTGATCATCCAGGCAGTCCATTCTTTGTGTAATAGTTCGTCTTGTAGAATCAAACTGATGATGTTTCCATTGCCAATAAAGATTTTATTCTCAACCATAGCCAAACTTGTAGCAAATGATACCATAAAGCGAAATGCTTCTAATGCATAACTGGCATTAAGTGCTAACCAAATTGCTTTAATGTGTGCTGGCTCTAATACACATTCTTTTGTTGAGTCATTGATTTCTTTTAAGCAATTCAATCTATGTAGATCATCGTAATATTTACCAACACTACTAGCCATTGATACAATCTCATTAGTGTCATGGATAGTATTGAATACTTCTTTAGGTACATTATAGATGTTACGAATGATATGACTATAACTACGGCTATGAATGTTAGTCTCAAAGAAACTCCAATTATACATCAGTGCTTCTAATTCAGGCAGGCTAACGATAGGTGTGAATACTTGCGCGGGACCGCGTCCTTGTAAACTATCAAGTGCTGTTTGTCTTAATAAGTTACTAGTAAAGATATGTTTCACCGCATCACTTGCTTCTTTAAAATCGTTGGCATCTTTAGTAAGACTAATTTCTTCTGGAACCCAAAAGAAACCACGTGCTGTCTGTTCAATTTTTTGTAGTTTGTTATACTTTACTTCTTCAAATCGTTGAATGGTTACAGGACCCTGTGGATCCAAAAACATCTTGCGATTTAGGTAGTCTGTTTTTGTTTTTAAATTATATTGTGCTTTGCCCATTGTTTTTCCTTAAATAATTTTTCAAGAAATTGTTTTACATTTATCACTTAATGTTTTTTCCTATAATCTTCTACGGCTGCTTTGATAGCATCTTCTGCCAGAATTGAACAATGTATTTTTACCGGGGGTAAGGCCAATTCTCCGGCGATGTCGGAGTTTTTGATTGCTCCGGCTTGGTCGATGTGCATGCCTTTGACCCACTCCGTAACGAGGCTCGAACTTGCGATAGCCGATCCGCAGCCATACGTTTTAAATTTTGCATCTGTAATAATACCTGTATCATGATCAACCTTTATTTGTAATTTCATTACGTCACCGCAAGCAGGTGCGCCAACCATACCAGTACCGATATTAGGATCACTCTTGTCAAAAGATCCCACATTCCTGGGATTTTCATAGTGATCAATTACTTTGTCCGAGTACGCCATTGATTATCCTCCAATCGATTATTTTCCATACGTTTTGCAAGTATTTCTTTTTGTCTGCCTGATAATCCAGCGCCCAAGCGTGTTCCCACCAATCAATTAACAGCACAATATCGTTCCTAATTTCGTGATTCACAATGGTTTTGATCTCGCCATTTCGAGCTAGATATGCCCATCCACTGCCCTGTATACTCATGGCTGTTTTTTCAAATTCTTCTTTGAAACGATCAAAAGTATCAAAATGTTTTTCTATAAACTTTAAAATAGCATCATAGGGTCTGTTAGCACCTTCTGGTTTTTGCAGTTGACCAAAATAGATATTATGTAAAAACGCACCAGCTTCGTTGAAATCGTCATCACCCTCGCCTTTGTTGTATCGATCAACATAGGCTTTGTACAATGTTCCGTAGTGATAATCTATAGTTTCTTTGGATTTTATTGGTGCCAACTCATCACGGTCGTAGGGCAATGTTAACTGTATGAGTTTGTCTTTTTTGCCTTCGATTATAAACTTTTGAATGAATTTAAATTCCATATATGTATTTACCGCTAAATAAATTCCTAAGGAGATTTTGATATGATCGGATTTATTAAGAAACTGTTCGGAGCCAAGGATACTGCACCTGCACCGACACCTGCTGAAGCACCGTATAAAATAGACACATCATCTATTAATCCAATGTCACCAGTTGCGGTGCCAGTAGTTGAGGCAGCACCTGCACCAGTAGTTGATGCAGTAGTTGTTGTGGCAGAGGCAGTTGCTCCGACAGCTGTAGTTGAACAAGCACCTGCTAAAAAGCCCGCGCCTAAAAAGCAACAACCAGCTAAAAAGTCTGCTGCTCCAAAGACTGCAACGGCAAAAGCACCGCCTAAACCAAAAGCACCGCCTAAACCAAAAGCAAAGCCGGCTGCTTAAGACTCTGTTCATAGAGTGCAAAGCTGGATAGATTTTTAGCCTTGCTTTCGCACATTATGTCAAAATCGTCACGGAAGCTCAAAGCCCATTCATTTACTGCTG